GTGCATCCGACTGGAGCACCTGACCGACGCCCAAAAACGCGCCTACGTGATCGCGGACAACCGGCTGGCGCTGAACTCCGGTTGGGACACTGAAATGCTAAAGGTGGAGTTTGCCGACCTGCAGGAGCTCGGTTTTGACCTCGAGCTGACCGGCTTTGACCTGGACGAGATCAAAGAGCTGCTGGCACCCGTGGGCACCGAAGGCCTGACCGACCCCGACGACGCCCCACCGCTGCCCGAAACCCCGCGCACCGTGCCAGGCGACATTTGGGTGATGGGAAAGCACCGCCTCCTGTGTGGCGACAGCACCAGTATGGACGACTTGGTAAAGCTGACCGACGGCCAGCTGGTGGACATGTGGCTGACCGACCCACCGTACAACGTGGCCTATGAGGGCAAGACCAAGGAAGCCCTGACGATCAAGAACGACGAGATGGGCGACGACCAATTCCGTCAATTCTTGCGCGATGCTTACACCGCAGCCGACACGGTCATGAAGCCCGGTGCAGTTTTCTACATCTGGCACGCAGACTCCGAGGGCTACCACTTCCGAGGCGCTGCCCAGGACGCAGGCTGGAAAGTTCGCCAGTGCCTGATTTGGAAGAAGTCCTCGATGGTCATGGGACGCCAGGACTACCACTGGAAGCACGAGCCTTGCCTGTACGGCTGGAAAGAGGGAGCAGGCCACCTTTGGGCAGCCGACCGCAAGCAGACCACAATTCTGGAGTTCGAGAAGCCATCCCGCAACGGTGAGCACCCGACCATGAAGCCCGTGGCTCTGTTCGAGTACCAACTCCTGAACAACACCAAGGGCGGCGACCAAGTCCTGGACAGCTTCGGAGGCTCCGGCACTACCTTGATCGCAGCCGAGAAGAACGGCCGCGTCGCTCGAATCATGGAGCTCGATCCGAAGTATTGCGATGTGATTGTGAAGCGCTGGCAGGATTTCACAGGCAAAATAGCAACTCACGCAGAAACTGGCGAACCTTTCGCGGAGGTTACAAATGGCAACAACGAAACAAAAACTTGAAAAATCGGTTCCAAAAAAGGAATTGAAGCAAAAAGCACACGGCGGCGCACGTGAAAACTCTGGCCGCAAGTCCTTTGAACCCACCGATGCCGAGCGCAAACAGGTGGAAGCCATGTCCGGCTACGGCCTGCCGATTGAGCAGATTGCCGTGCTGGTTCGAGGCGGCATTGACACTGACACCCTGCGCAAGCACTTTGCCAAGGAGCTGATCGAGGGCAAAGCCAAGGCCAACGGCCAGGTCGGGAAAACCCTGTTCCAGAAGGCTATGGGCGGCGACACCACCGCAGCCATCTGGTGGAGCAACGAGATCACCGGCAAGGACGGCGCACCGATTACCGTGGCCACCCTGGACGTTTCCAAGCTGGGCACCGAGGTGCTGGCGCAGATCATGGCCGCAAAAGATGCAACTGACGCAAGCTGACCTGCTGGCCATTGAGCGCGAGCTGTGCAGGAGAAGCCTGGCCGAGTTTGCCAAGCGTGCCTGGCGCGTGCTTGAACCGGCTGCAGCTTTGAAGTGGGGATGGGCGCTGGACGCCATCTGCCTGCACTTGGAGGCCGTGACCAAGGGCGAAATCACGCGACTGCTGATGAACGTGCCGCCAGGCTCCATGAAGTCCCTGCTGACTGGCGTGATCTGGCCAGCCTGGGAATGGGGGCCAAGAAACCTGCCCGAGATGCGGTTTGTTGGCACGGCCCACGAAGAGCAGCTGGCCATTCGAGACAGCCGACGCTGCCGCGACCTGATCAAGTCCGAGTGGTATCAGCAGCTCTGGCCCATTGAGCTGCTGGCCGATCTGGACGGCAAGCGCGAATTTGGAAACACCAAGAAGGGCATCCGACAGGCCCGAGCATTCACCAGCATGACCGGCGTGCGTGGCGACAGGGTAATCCTGGATGATCCGATCAGCGCCGATAACGCCAACAGCCAGGCTAAATTGGAGGCTGCACGCATCGCCTTCACCGAGACCCTGCCGACCCGTGTCAACTCCGACAAGTCGGCCATTGTTGTAATCATGCAACGCCTGAACGAGAAGGACATTTCCGGCGTCATCAAGGAGATGGGCCTGCCTTATGTGCACCTGTGCATCCCGATGCGCTTCGAGCCAGCCTTCCGCTGCACCACCAGCATCGGCTGGACAGACCCGCGCACCGAGGAAGGCGAGCTGATGTTTCCCGAGCGTTTTGGTGAGGTGCAGGTTACCGAACTTGAGCAAACCCTGGGCACCTACGGCACAGCCGGACAGCTGCAACAGCGGCCAGCACCCAGAGGCGGCGGCATCATCAACACCGACTGGTTCAAGTTCTGGTCAAGCATCCCGCAGCTCGAGTTCCGCTTCCTGACCGTGGACACGGCCCAAAAGACTGCTGACCACAACGACTGGACGGTGCTGCAGTGTTGGGCACGCTCAAGCATTGGCCAAGCGGTCAAGCTCGACCAGGTGCGCGGCAAGTGGGAAGCCCCAGAGCTGCTGGTGCAGGCCAGGGCCTTCTGGCTCAAGCATCTGAACGACCAGCGGCCTGTGGCCCAAGGCTCTGCCATGCGCGGCATGTACGTGGAAGACAAGGTGTCGGGCACAGGCTTGATCCAGACCTTCCGGCGCGAGGGCATCCCAGTGGTGGCCGTGCAGCGCAACAAGGACAAGATCAGCCGAGGCTACGACGCAGCCCCGTTCATTGAGTCCGGCAACGTCCTGCTGCCGCACGACGCGCCCTGGCTGTCAGATTTCCTGGCCGAGGTGGCCGCTTTCCCGTCTGGTGCACACGACGACCAGCTCGACCCCATGTTTGACGCCATCAACCTTGTGCAGCGCATACCCGCAAACAAGGCGGCCATGGTCAAGCCATTGCCGAACGTGTCGAAATGGTGAGAAAATACTTGAAACGAGGGCAAAAATATGGCACGCATTTCCAAAGAGCAGCGACTGGCTAATCTCCACGCAGAAGCGCTCTCACAGTTTGACAACGTCCAAACGGCGCTGCGTGACGAGCGCCTTCAGTGCTTGCAAGATCGGCGCTTCTATTCGCTGGCCGGTGCTCAATGGGAAGGCCCACTCTGGGACATCTACGAGAACAAGCCCAAGTTTGAGGTGAACAAGATCGCCCTTGCGGTCATGCGCATCATCTCGGAATACCGCAACAACCGCATCACCGTGGACTTCGTGTCCAAGGCGCGGAAAACGACAAACTGGCCGACACCTGCGACGGCTTGTACCGTGCCGACGAGCACGACAGCGTTGCCAACGAGGCCTACGACAACGCCTTTGAGGAGGCCGTCGGCGGTGGCTTTGGTGCCTGGCGTCTGCGCACCACCTACGAGGACGACGAGGACGAGGACAACGAGCGCCAGCGCATCCAGATCGAGCCAATCTTTGATGCCGACAGCTCCGTGTTCTTTGACCTGAACGCCAAGCGCCAAGACAAGGCCGACGCCCGTTTCTGTTACGTCATCTACTCGATGACCTACGAGTCCTACAAGGAAGAGTGGAACGACGACCCGACCGACTGGCCGAAGATCATCCACCAGTACGAGTTCGACTGGTGCACGCCCGATGTTGTCTACATCGCGGAATACTACAAGGTCGAGGACGTCACCGAGACAATCCGCATTTTCCGCGCCATCGATGGCACTGAGGAACGCTATAAGTCCAGCGATTTCACCGAAGACCCGAATCTGGAAGAGACCCTGGCCGCCATTGGTAGCGTCGAGGTTCGCCAGCGCAAGATCAAGTCGCGCAAGGTGCACAAGTACATCATGTCCGGCGGCCGCATCCTTGAGGATGCTGGCTACATCGCAGGCAAGTGCATCCCCATCGTGCCGGTCTACGGCAAGCGCTGGTTCGTGGATAACGTCGAGCGCTGCATGGGCCACGTGCGCCTGGCCAAGGACGCGCAGCGCCTCAAGAACATGCAGCTGTCCAAGCTGGGCGAGATCAGCGCCCTGTCCAGCGTCGAAAAGCCAATCCTCACGCCTGAGCAGATCGCTGGCCACCAGCTCATGTGGGCAGAGGACAACCTCAAGGATTACCCTTACCTGCTGATCAACCCAATCACCAATGCAGACGGCAGCCAGGCGATCAGCGGCCCGGTGGCTTACACGCGCAGCCCGGCAATCCCTCCGGCCATGGCAGCCCTGCTGCAAGTGACCGAGCAGGACATGCAGGACATTCTTGGAAACCCGCAGGCAGGCGAGAAGGTCGTCAGCAACGTGTCAGGCAAGGCCGTGGAGATGATCCAGCAGCGCCTGGACATGCAGACGTTCATCTACATGAGCAACTTTGCCAAGGCCATGAAGCGCTGCGGCGAAATCTGGTTGAGCATGGCCAAGGACGTCTACATCGAGGAAGGCCGCCAGATGAAGGTGATCACCGACAACGGCGACACCGACTCAGTGACCTTGATGCAGCCGACCATCGACCAGGAGACCGGCGAGGTCAAGATGGCCAACGACCTGGGCGCTGCCAAGTTCGATGTGGATGTGGACGTCGGCCCGTCCTCCAGCTCAAAGCGTGCGGCCACCGTGCGTGCCCTGACCGGCATGATGCAGATCACCCAAGACCCAGAAACATTGCAGGTTCTTGGTGCCATGGCCATGATGAACATGGAAGGCGAGGGCGTTGGCGACGTGCAGGATTACTTCCGCAAGCGCCTGATTCGCATGGGCGTTGTCAAACCGACAGACGCAGAAGCCGAAGCACTCATGGCTGAGATGCAAGCCGCTGGCCAACAGCAAGACCCGAACGCCATCTTCTTGCAGGCCGCGGCCGAAGAAGCAGTGGCCAAGGCTGCCAGGGCGCGTGCCGACACGGTCGAAACCATCGCAAGCGCAGAACTCAAACGCGCCCAGACGGCCGAGACCATTGCCAAGGCCAGCGAGATTGATCAGAACATCGCATTGACCACAATCGAGGCGCTGGAACAAGCAGCAGTTGGAGAACAAGTGCAGCCTGTTGTCAGATGACATCGATATGGTGGAGAATGTGGGTACACGGTATCCATCCAGCCGTTTGAAGTGGATGAGTTAAATGGGGTATTTGAATGAACAAAAAGGCAGCAACAGGAGATGAAAACCTCGACGACGACACCTTGGTGATCGACGATCAGGAAAGCCAGGACGATTCTGAGAACGTGGGTGACGAGCAAAATTCCGGCACCGACCAGGACGACCAGCAATCCGGCGACGATCAAGAAGGCGACGACAACGAAGTGATCGTTTCCATTGGTGAGGACGCGCCACCTCCCGATGAGCAAGCTCATGCACCTGGTTGGGTGAAAGAGCTGCGTAAAGCAAACCGCGAAAAGGAAAAGCGCATTCGAGAACTCGAAGCGAAGCTGACCCAGACGACTGAGAAAAAGCCGGTCGCACTTGGGGCGAAGCCGAAGCTGGAAGATTTCGACTATGACGCTGACAAGATTGAATCTGCCCTGGCAGACTGGTTCGAGCGCAAACGCCAAGCCGACACTGAAGCCCAAAAGCTGCAGCAGGCCGAGCAAGCGCAAAAGCAAGCCTGGCAGGAAAAGCTCGACGGCTACGGCAAAGCGAAAGCTGAGCTGAAGGTGCGAGATTTTGAGGATGCCGAGGCAGTCGCCCAGGAACTCTTCAACATCACGCAACAAGGCGTCGTGCTGCAAGGTGCAGACAATCCTGCTCTGGTGATTTACGCACTCGGCAAAAACCCGAAGAAGGCGGCAGAGCTGGCCAAAATTGAAGACCCCGTAAAGTTTGCCTTTGCGGTAGCGAAACTGGAGAAGGAATTGAAAGTTACGAACCGGAAGGCAGCCCCTGCACCCGAACGCATGATCAGCTCAACTGGTCGAGTGTCTGGCGCGGTGGACTCAACCCTCGAACGGCTGCGCGAAGAAGCTGCCCGTACTGGCAACATGACCAAGGTCATCCAGTACAAGGCGCAGAAGCGTGCAGCTTCAAAATGACCATTTTTTAAGGAAAAATCATGTCCAATAGTTTCTCGAAAGAAGAACGCGTCGCGTTTGAAGACCTCCTCGAAGGCTTCCAAGACGCGCTGGTGCTGTCCCGCAACGTCTCGATCTACAACACAGATCAGACCATGATGGAACGCGCCAACAACACCATCTGGCGTCCACAGCCCTACATCGCTCAGTCTGTCAACAGCACTCCTGGCACGCCACTCGCTGGCTACCAGGGCATGACTCAGTTGGCCGTCCCTGCAACTTTGGGCTTCAGCAAGACCGTGCCTTGGGAGATGACCACTCTCGAACTGCGCGACGCTTTGCAAGAAGGTCGCCTGGGCGAGTCCGCCAAGCAAAAGCTGGCCAGCGACATCAACATCGCCATCATGAACGCAGCCGCTGGCTTGGGTTCTTTGGTTGTTCCGATTGCTGCCGCTGCCGGTGACTATGACGACGTGGCCCTGTGCGACGCCATCATGAACGAGCAAGGCGTGCCTGACTACGACCGCTTCATGGCCCTGTCCAGCCGCGATTACAACGGCTTGGCTGGTAACCTGGTTGGCACAGCCCGTTCGTTCGGCAATCAGAAGTCTGACAAGGCTTATGAGCGCTCTTACGTCGGCATGGTTGCTGGCTTCGACACCTACAAGATGGATTACGCCAACCGTCAAGCAGCAGCAGCAGGCGGCGGCTCAATAACCATCGATACCAGCGGTGCAGGCACACAAGCGAACTACACGCCTCAGGCCACCTCCACATCCGTGGGCGGCCAGATCAACGTGGACAACCGCTTCCAGACCGTAACCGTCTCCTCGACCACCAGCGTGGCCGCAGGCGATGCCTTCACCATTGGCGGCGTGTACGCTGTACACCACATCACCAAGCAAAGCACCGGTCAGTTGAAGACTTTCCGTGTTGTGTCTGTTGATTCGGCCACGACCATGACCATCACTCCCCCGATCATTGGCGCACAGAGCGTTGCCACCGACGCCCAGTTGCAGTACAAGAACGTGGAAGTGTCGGCACCGTCCAACACAGCCGCCATCACCTTCTTGAACGTGAATGCCGCTTCGGTGAACGTGTTCTGGCAGCGTGACTCGCTGGAAATTTTGCCTGGCCGTTATGCCGTGCCTTCGGACGCTGGCGTCGCAGTGATGCGTGCCACCACCGACCAGGGCATTGAGCTGGTCTTGCAGAAGTTCTACGACATTGACAGCATGACCATCAAGTACCGTATGGACACGCTGTTCGGTGTGGTGAACAAGAACCCCGAGATGTCCGGCATCTTGTTGTTCAACCAGTAATCTGGCAAAAGACTGGGGGGCCTCGGCCCCCCTTTCTGCATAGGAGATCCAAATGCCACTGACAAAAGGTTACTCAAGCAAATCCATCGGCAAGAACATCTCCAAGGAGATGAAGTCCGGCATGCCTCAAAAGCAAGCCGTGGCCGTTGCACTCAACGTCGCTCGCAAGGCGGCCAAAGCTGCTGGAAAGACCGGTAAGGCTCCAAAAGCAGCACCCAAGAAGGCCAAGAAATGAAGGCCGGTCTGTACGCCAACATTCACGCCAAGCGTGAGCGCATCGAAAAGCAGAAAGCTGCAGGCAAGACGCCTGAGCGCATGCGCAAGCCTGGAACCAAGGGCGCACCGACTTCTGCAGCATTCAAAGCCGCGGCAAAAACAGCAAAGCCCATGAAAAGGAAGGCCAAGTGATGCAAGACAACATCCTCATGCCAAAGTACCGCAAGAACAAAAAGCCCGTCAAGGTACGCAAGCCATCCCGGCCAATCGACGGCATCAATCACCGACTGCTGCGCGAGCAGGCAGCCGCAGCTGCAGCCGAACCTCAAGCGCCCGAAGTCGTAGAAACCTCAGTTCCTGAAGACAGCGAAGCCCCGACCCGCATTGAGTTGGTCGAGAAGGCCAAAGAACTCGGCTTGACATTCACCAAGCGCACCAGCGATGAAAAGCTGCTGGCCATGATCACCGAAGCACTCAGCAAACAGGAGGCCTGATATGGGTTACAGCAAGCGCCAATTCGTTGCGGCAGCCTTTGAAGAGATCGGCCTTGCGTCCTATGTCTTCGACCTGCAACCCGAGCAACTTCAATCCGCCATGCGTCGCATAGAT